AGTTCACATTGGACTATTGAGTGGCATAGATACAAAGAAGTTAAATCAGAAATAATAATTGAAGAATATAAAAAACCAATAATTAGAATACCAGCACAAAGAACTACATTTAGCGACCCTACTAAAGTTTTTGTTATTCCTGATGCTCATATTTCCCCAGAGGAAGATTTATCTAGGTTTTATTGGATAGGTAAACAGATAGAAGAATACAACCCTGATTATCTTGTTTGTATTGGGGACTTTTGTAGTTTTGACAGTTGTAGTAGTTTTGATAAAAATTGGACAGTAAAAGGCTCAAAAAAACCACCTATTCTTTCAGACATCAATGCAACTAAAGATGGTTTAAAATTATTATATGAAGGTATGGGAAATGTGAACCCAATAAAGCATTACTGCTTAGGAAACCATGAGATGAGATTATACAAGTATGAAGATGAGCATAAGGAAGTTGTAGGTGCATTTTCACAGCAATATGAAACATTATTTAGAAAAGATGGTTGGGGTATATCCGAGTATGGAGAATTTCATTTTATTAAAGGAGTAGCTTTTGTTCATGTACCTCTTAATGAAATGGGGAGAGAGATTGGGGGAAAAATGGCTGAGGCAAGTCAGGTCTCAAATGGTGCAACACATGACATTGTATATGGTCATAGTCATAGAGAAAGATCATGGAGAGCATCAAAACTAGGGAGAGGAAACTATGTTAAAATTGTGAATGTAGGAACTTGTATGGATTATGGACATTTAGAAAACTATGCTAAAAATAGTGCAAATGGCTGGAGTTATGGAGTTAGCCAATTAATGTTAGCTGATGGTCATATACAAGGACATAATTTTATATCTATGATAGAACTAAAGGAGAAATATGACAAAGGACAAAATGATAAAAAAGATAATGAAACGAATGAGTCAGAGAGCTGATGATGGTATAAAAAAATATGGTAGCACTATGGCTCATAGTAAAAAATCATTTGTTGCTTGGGTTGATGATGCTCAGGAAGAATTATGGGACGCAATAGTGTACTTAGAAAAACTAAAATCACTACAAAACGAATTAGAAGAAGAGGTAAAACATGAATTTAGAATTAATTAAAGAAGAAATAAAAGAAGAAGAGGGTTACAGAAATAAAATTTATAAAGATACTTTAGGATTTGCTACTATAGGTTATGGACATTTAGTGAAACCTACAGATAGTTTTAAAGAAGGAATTGTTTATGACTCAAAAGAACTTACAAGAATTTTTGAGTATGACTTTCAAATAGCATATCAGGACGCATTATCTTTAACTAAAGACTTAGATGTAAATGAAAAAGCTGTAGAAATATTAATACATATGTGTTTTCAACTTGGAAAGCCAAAGGTTATGAAATTCCAGCGAATGTTTGATTGTTTGCGTAAAAAAGATTATGTTGGTGCTGGATTTGAAATGGAAGATAGTAGATGGGCAAAACAGACACCAAACAGAGCCATGAGACTCAGCGAGAAGATGAAAGAATTGACCTGAGAAAATGTAGAAAAAGAATTACTACCTATGAGGAAAAGCAATTCATATTGGAAACAAGAAAAAAATATCAACATGAGGATTTAAGTGCAAAAATGAAAAGAATAAGTGATAAATTAAGAGAAGAAGGGAGACTATAATGGTTCTAGGTAAAATATTTGGTGGAGATACATTAAAAACTGTTGGAACAGTAATTGATGATTTGCATTTTTCAGGTGAGGAAAAAGAAAAACTTAAACTACAAATGCAAGAGATAGATGCAAAGTTAAAAGAAAAACAAATGTCTATAAACTTGGCTGATGCTCAATCTACTGCTGGTGGCATAAGTGGTTTTTTACAAAGAGCTTGGCGCCCATTGATAGGATTTTCCTGCGCTCTTGCAATTTTTTGGGAGTTTGTATTGAGTAAATTTATTTTATTTATTTGTGGTCTATTTCAATACGAAGTGCTAAATATTCCTGAGCTTGATATGGGCACGTTAATGCCTCTTGTCATGTCTTTATTAGGAATGGGCGCTTTGCGCACATTTGAAAAAACAAAAGGAGTTGCAAAATGAAACAACGCATAGAAAAATGGTGGGACTCATTCGTAAGTTTAAAATGGTGGGTTCAGGCAATAATTATTGTTTTAATAACAATAGCTGTTCATAACTACATTTTACATTAGAGGTAGATATGAAACTTACTAAAAAACAAAAGAAATTGCCAATGGCTTTACAAAAAGCAATAATGAAAAAGAAAAAGAAGAAGAAGAAAGGAAAATAATATGCCTAAAGGTGTTGGATATGGATATTCTTCTAAACCCATGAAAAAAAAGAAGAAGAAAAAGAAAAAGAAAAAGAAATAATGGTTAAAGTTGCATCAATAAAAAATATTGTCAAAGACCTAAAACCTAGACAAAAAAAAACAATGAATAGTCATGCAAGACATCATTCATTAAAACATATGAGGTTAATGGCTAGACTTATGAAAAAAGGTGCAACTTTTTCCTCAGCACACCGAAAAGCACAAAGACAGGTAGGAAAATGAGTGGAATTACGACAACATCAACACTTGCTGTTTTGATGAACAAAAGACCAATGCGTAAGAAACGAAGTGCAAAAAAAAGAAGAAAAAAGAAAAAACGTAAATAAAATAGTTGTAGATAATAAACACTATAATCTTCATAAAATTATTTGGAATGATATTGTAGGTAATTCTACCCTTGAAAGTTCTGATGAGTTCCTAAAGATGAAACCAGCAGAAATAATAACTTATGCTTTTATTTTTAAACAAGATAAGAACAATCTATATACTTTTTCTAGTTACTCACTTGATGGGAGTTATGGAGATAGGAATGTTATACCTCTAGGGGTGGTAAAGGACTTTTTTCAGCTTTAATCTTGGCATCTGGGAACAAAGCTAGAACACCCTCTAAAACGTCCATATTTGCCTCTACAGACCCTTTTATGATGAAATGTGGTGTATGAAAGACTTTTGACACTTTTAACCAATTTTGCTGTGTTTCTGATAGCTTTCCCTTTTCAGCTTTGATCTCAAGATAAACCATACGACCCTCAGGAAACTCAAGTATTAAGTCAGGAACACCAGACTTTAGACCCATTTTTACTAATTTGTTAAGAAACCAGACTTTTCTTTGACCTTCATTGGGTACAGAGAATATTCTAAACCTATATTCTGATTGCTTAGATTTAAACCAATCTACTACATCTATTTGTATATCTGACTCTTTCACATACTAAATATAGCAAAAGGGTGGTGTTTCTTAAAGTATTTTAATTGGAGAAAAAAATGCAAAAAAATTAACAACCACCCTATCGGAAGGAATATTTATGAAAAATATTACTCTCAACAAATAGAACAAATAGCGAAAATATGCAAATAAATAAATAAATGTTAATAAATGTTCATTTATGTATTGAAAATGTTAATAATATAACTATATGTATATATATAAACAATGGAGAAAAAAATGACTGACTTAGATACTAAACTTAAAGTTTTTACTAAATTATCTGCTTTAGAAATTATTGAAAAATTTGAATATATTTCAATTTTTACAAATTATTATGACAGACCAAATAGAAACAATAAATTGTTTGGTAGAAAAAAAGCTGGAAGTGATATTAGAATTGTTGATATTTCAGACGAAACAAAAAAAGTTATTGTTGAATATATTAAAAACAATGGTGTCTATTTTTTTACAGCTAATGATGATGATGAGGGTTATGCAAAAGATGACCCTAGATATGACATTGATTATTGTGATGATAGATGTGAAGGCTTTTATCTTGATACTGAGTTTAAAGGTAATATTAATTTTGAACCTTTAGATAATTATACTGAGTATGATTTAGGTCATGCAAGAATGTATTACAAAGAAAACAATCAAATTAAACAATTATAATAAGGAGAAAAATATGCCTACTTGGTTATTTGTTTTAATATTAGTCACTAATGCGATACTATTCTTAGTACCGCATTGGTTATAGGAGAAAAAATATGCACGAAGAACATAAAGAAGAAATAAAAATGTTAAAAGCATCTATTAAACATTATGAAGAAGTTTTAGAAAAACCAGAATTTATATATTTTGATGGAAGTTCTAGTCATAAAATTGCTACAAGAATTATTTCAAAAGATACAACAGCATTAAATATCTTAGAGGGTTATTATGTATAAATTAATTGATTGTGGGACTTACCCATTCTTTATAAAAAAATCTAATAAGTATTATCATTGTGTTGCTCATTATGACGGAGAACACAAACAATATAAAATACAAAATAGCTATGCTAAAAATCTTAATGAGAGAACTAAGTATAGTTATTTAAAAGATGCTTTAGCTAACTTTGATAAAGCTACTGACCAATGGAACACAACTTTTAAAAAGTTATCTAAACATTGGAAAAACTTAAATAAAACTTCTTATATGAAAGAGGTTTTACAACAACTTAAAAACATGGAGAAAAAAAATGCAACCATTCGTTAAAGCAAATAGTTCAAACTTTAATGATATTCCTGTTAAGGAAAGAATAAAGTTAATTCAAAAACAAAGTGAGACTTTAGGAAAACAACATAGATTAACTTGGAAACAAGCAAAAGGAACTCTTGAATATATTATGAGAGGAGACCGATATATAAATGACACCTATGAAGTTCAACATCAACCAGCAAAAAAAGTTACTGATGTTTGGTCAGATGGTTTTAAAGGTAAAATAGATTATCTCTCTATTAAGAGAAGAGATAAAAAACAATGTAGGAATTGGTCTGATTTTCAGGAAATAAAAAACTTACTTTGTCCTCATGGAGATAAAAGATATGCAGTAGAAATTTATCCACCTGAAAGTAGATTAGTTAATACAGCAAATCAATATCATATCTGGGTTTTACCTTTAGGTTTTGACATTGGTTTTGGATTTCCAACAAGAGCAGTTTACGAAAATAACGGCTATTCTACAACTGAAGTAAATGGAGTTAAGTTTACTACAGGTCAAGGAGAAGTTAATGGTTAAAAAATGTATTTTAACTGTTGAATTTTTAACAAATATCACCATATATATATAGAAGGATTACATTATGGAAAATAGAGAACAGACTATTATGGAGATGATTAATCAAATCAAATCCATGAACCAAGACCAATTAAAAAAATTGGTTGCAGATTTAAGGAAGGAAAAAGATGCTCACCTTCCTAAAATGGCTGATGCCATAGAAATAGCATTAATTAAAAATAGTGTTAATTAAATGATTTCTAAAAAAGAATTAGATCATATCAAAAAACTTGCTCTAGATTATAGGGCAAGTAAAATTTTTACATCTTGGGATTGTTATGACCCTAACCCTAGTAATTGGGCATTAAATATTAAATGTATTTTTTTACCCATAGGTTTAGGTGCTGAAATAAAAAAAGAACATACTTTTTTTTATATGCCTAGAGGTGGCAAACATGAATTACCAAGACCAACAATAAATGGGTTTCCTTGTTTTGACCAAGTACATTGTTTTAACAAGGAGAAAGAAGATAAGTTAAGAGAAATACTTATTTTCTTAGATAGTAAAGATCAAGAAAATCTTGATACAATAACTTTAAAGGAAGGAGAAAAGAATGACTAATTTAGATAGAGCAATCAAACTTTTAAATGAGTATGATGCACTACTAGAAAAATCTGTTGAAATGAATAACGAACTCTTAAAAATTTTAAGAGAATTAAATGGAGAAAAAAATGAGCAAGATGAGTAATGCTAACTTAGTTGAAAACGAAACACTACAAGAAAATTATCTTGATAGTAAAATAC